TGGTGAACATGGAAAGCTGCTCATATCTGCTCATTTTGCCACCGCCTTTTTGATGGTGAACCGCCATCCCGGCCCATAGGCCATGCGGTACTCGGCAAGCATCTTCAGAGCTTCGGGCCGGGTGTCGAACTCGTCGATGTCCTCCCACGGCTGGCCGGGGTACTTCCCACGAATCTTAAACACTGAAACCGACCTCCTTCACGGCAACGCCGTTCTTGTCGCACCAGACTTCCTTGCTGCCGAGCTGGCGCTTGGTGTAGCCTTTGACAACGTGCATCTGATAGTCTTCCTCGGCCTGCGGGTCATGCCAGTGAAGGCCGCGAGCTTTGTACAGCGGCATCCAGTGTTCCTCATAGAAGTCGTACCCGGATCCGTCGATTCCGAAGAAGTAGCCGTAGTCTTCGCTCTTGTAGATGCGGAAGCCTCAGTCGGACATCGCCCGGATGCCATCATCTTCTTCAAGCCACCAATCGTCGCAGGAGTCGCCGAACGACCACATCGTTCCCCACATCGGGAGTGAACCATCGTATTCGACCTCAAAGTCATCAGCCTCCGCAGATACGAGCTTGCCATCATCAAGCTCGATGCAGTACAGCTCGCTTTCGTCGTTATAGCTCTTGACTTCTCCCTCGTGCGTGGTGCTGTCAGCCTCATCAGGGATTTCGTAAACATACACTCGGTCGCCGGTGCTGGGCTTAGTGACTTCCATCCAGTCATAAGAATGCAGGCTCATCAGGTCCTGAATCATCCCCTGCGGGATGGCATTCATTTCGCGGACCCACGCTTCAGCAGCGTCACGGATGGTGCGATACTCAACGGTCATAGCAAATTCCTCCTTAATCTCCGATACTGAGGTAGTCGGAGTAAACGGTATCATCTTCCTTGCAGTAGTAGTAGCTGCGGTCGCCGTAAGCTTCCCAGTCGAGAAAGATGAAGACAAGTTTCTTGCCGTTCCGTGCCGCCTCAACGGCGGTCGGGAAAGACTTGTACTTGTGTGCCTTCAAGAACTCGTTGAGTGCTTCCTTCGATGGAAGAATGGTTTTAGTAGCGTCGTTCTCCATGAGGATGCTTCCCCTTTCAGATGGACGCGCAGAAGTCGCCGAGCTTCTGCCACAGGTGGAACGTCTTCCGGCTCATCTGCACGGTATCGGGAACGCCCCGGCCGACCGTCCAGTTGTGAGCCATGCGGAACAGCCGCCCTGCGGCCTCCCGCTCCGATTCGCTGAAGTCGGCGCAAACCATGCCGTTCGGCTTGTTCACGATGGCAACCAGATCAACGTCCTGCCGGTGTTCGTCCTGCTCGAACTTATCGAAGCTGGCGTACTCTTTGACGTTCAACATCTCTCAGCCCTCCTTCTGCACATCCAGCAGCTCCCGGCTACCGTAAACCGCGCCTTCGCAGAACTCGCGAGCCTTCTTGCGGGCCGACGCGATGGACGCGGCCTCAATTTTGCAGGTGGAGGTGTAGCCTCCGTTCTTGAGCTGAGGGTTGTGGCGGAAATAGGTGACGATGTAGGTTTTCATATTCAAGTCCTCCGTGTTTTGGTAAGTTGTTTTCTGTATCTTCATTCTAACTTACCGTTCTGGTAAGTCAAACTTATACTGAAGATTTCACAAAAAAAATTTACCGTATACCGAAGGAACTTTAGCCAACAGTTATGCTCTGCTCCCGAACCTCTCTAAGAACTGCTGGGCAGCACGGGCGCTTACCGGGGTGATGGTATGATGCTGGCATCCAGAAAGCTGGTAGAGGACGGTGAAGTAGTTCCCGGCGGCATCCTCGAACAGTTCTATATAGAAGTCTTCAAACATCACTACCTTATTCGAGCAAAGCGATTCCGCTTTCCGGGTGTCATATCGAACGCCGTCTACGGTCTGCGCCACAGCAGGGCTGGTGCTGTTGCCAAGCTCCGGGAGGCCCGCACCGTTGTCATCACTCATGGAGACCTCATAACCAGCAAAATGCAGAGCCTTTGACAGCTCATCGAAGGTGAGCGAGTTGTTCTTCAGCCGCCCGCTGAGGTTCTGCGGGGTCCAGCCCATGTGTTCGGCCAACTCTTTCTGGGTCTTCCCTGCTCCAGCAAGGGCTGCGCGTACCATATCAGATGCTCGCATACCATCAGCCTGCCTTTCCAGCCAGAACCCGATTCAGCAGGCTCTCGTACATGATCTGGAGCATTTCGCACTTGGCTTTCGCTGCGGCCAGCTCCGCAGCCATGTTCGGATTTGACGCAGGCGTAGATACCTTGACATCCCGGATGACCGGAACTTCTTTCGTGACCTCCACGATTTTCTCTACGGGCTTTCCAACTTCCAGCTCCAGCGAGATCAGCATTGCAACCTCCACGTTGGTCATCTCTGCCGGGGTCAGATGGCCCTTGTAGCCCAGCAGGCGGTCAACCGATACGGTCGTAATCTGCTCACAGAGGGCAGTGCTTTCACGTTCAGAGCTGCGGATGAGAACGTGCGTCGGCAGGTCTTTCTTCGGTTGGGTGGTTAGGTATACGACCTCTACCGTCTCTGCACAGGCGTTGTTCTTCTCGTTGGAGACGATGATTGCCGGGCGTCCCGCCGCCTGCTCACAGCCGGTGTAGTTGTCCTTGCTCACATACCAAATGTCGCCGCGCTTGATTTCCATATCCTTACTCCTCCTTTGCCTGACGCTTCAGCTCGGAAGCATCAATGGTGATGCAGGTGGTGTTGGCGACGATGTTATCGGCAATCCCCTTTCCATGCTCATCCAGCAGGGACTCCAGCGAGGTTGCGGTGAGCCGCAGGGCAGCAACCATGAACGGGAAGTCCATCAGGTCATACCGGCTTACAACGCCCATCAGCTCTTTGGTCATCGCGGTGACGCACTCGGCAGAAATGCTGCGGGCATCATCCGGCTTGTTTGCAAGCACTGCCAGCGTCATCCGCAGCGCATAGGGCATCATTTTCTCAGCCATTGTCTTTGTCCTCCTTATACTCGCTGACGACCTCCGAGATTGCATAATCGCGGTGGTACGTCCAGCTATCGTCATTATCAATGTACTTCCGCATCAAGACCGCTGCACGCGGGGCGAGCGCATTGAGCGTCGTGCGGTCAAGCTCATAGGCTTCCATAAGCTCCTCATCGGTGAACTGTGAGATATATTCCCGCACGTCCTCCTCATAGCTCCGAAGCTCATGCTCGGAGTAGGAGCGAACCAGCTCACAGCCATCCAGCGGCTTCGGGCAGTAATCGGTGCAGCCATCATCATGGATGCCCGGCTTCTTCCCAGTCAGGAACGGGGCCATGCAGATGCCCTGCGGGTTGAACACGCAGGTTTCAGAACAGCATTCAGTGCAGAGCTTCTGGCAGTGCAGCAGGCTCGTGATGCTTGCCGCGTTAGAGGCATCCTCGTTGTAAATCAAGTAGGCAATGCCCTTGCTATGCCGTTCATCAAACCAGCGCCAGATGTCAACGCGGCTGGTTCCTGCCGGGAAATCCAGAAACGGGGCCTCCATCGTTTCGGTGGAGGGGTCCATAGGGACATCCCCGAACTGCTTTCACAATTCTTCAAGCAGCGCATCGCGCTCTCTCAATGTTCTCATTACCAGCGCCTCCCCAGAAAGAGCCTTGCCAAGCCCACAACGGCCATCGCCCCGACGATTGCCCAAAAGGCGGCGCAGAGGATGTCTGTGGCCGTTTCGAGCCACTGATCTATCACGATCAACCATGCCATCATCATTCTGCACCCCCTTTCAGCCGTACACTACTTCGCCAAACAGGGCGTACTGGATGATGAGGTCTGCCATTTCGCCGTCGATCTCGCAGGTGTCAACTTCGCCATTGCTGACAGCGCCGTAGCGATCGCCGCCGTTCTCCAGCCAGAGGCGGAAGCCCTGTGCGAACTTCTCCATGTCCAGCTCGTACCATTCGGTGTTCGCCTCATCAAACGGCTCATCAACATGAATCTTGAGCTTTCCGCCGCGAGAAATCTGTCCGCTGGCGTACTCGCTAAGGTAGCAGCCAACAACCTCTGCGCAGTCGGACCAGTAGCAGATGCCCCCCTCCAACGCAGAAACCATGATGTCATCAACATCCTGCTGGGTCAGCCGGACCGTAATCTCTGCATGAACCTCGAACTTTTTTTCATCGGTCATCTTACTTCATCCTTTCCTCAAATTGTCGGGTCAAAAATCAGGCCATCCCACTTGCCGTTCAGACGGTCGGGGTACTTCCCAGTCGGAACCATGTACCTATCCGGGACTTCCGGCGGCAATGGCCGCTCGTTCCTCAAATCCATACCAGCGTCGAACATCGAGAGCTGTACGGTCTGGCTGGTACGTTCCCGCAGGAGCCGATACCAGTAGATGATGTGGTTCCGAACAAGGTTCAGATTCACGCCATCCGGCCATGCAGGGTCAGAACAGCCGTTCTTCTTCAGGTCATCCCAGTGCTGATATTCAGCATCCAACTGCTCCCTGATCTGAGCTTCATTCATCTCCTCAGGGGGAATGTAGCGGCTCACAGGTGTGCCTCCTTTCGGCGCTCATCGGCGATGACATCAGCGGTAATGCGGTCAACGCCGAGCTTTTCGAGCTGTCGGTAGGCTGCTTCCTTTTCCTGCGGGCAGTCGGCCCGGACGAGATCATCAATCATGTCACTCAGCATACACCAGCCTCCTCTCTCGTGATAGTCCCGCTCGTCCATGCCCCGGTGCGAATGCCAATGCTGGGCAGGCGGGCCAGCAGGGCTTTTTTCATGCTATCGAGGTATTCCCGATAGCGCCGTTTCTGAAGGCCGGCCAGCCATGCGCTCTGACAGTCGGAGTAGCCGTCTTTCTGGACAAGCTCGACGGCCAGTGACCACTCGTTATCCTCCACGCAGATGTAAAACAGCTCGTTTTCGAGGATGACCCGACGCTCATTGCCGAGCCAGACGTTCGAGTTGGCCGCAGGCTGGAAGCTGGGGCAGAGCTTCCGCATTTCATTGCAGAAGCACTCCAGAACGTCGGCTTCCTCATAGCTGCTCCCGACTTCATCGAGATACCAGTCCGGTCCCGTGATGTCGGCATAGTCGAGATCACGCTGGAGGCAATCTTCGCAATCGTCTGTTCCCGGGCCATCCTTGCGGTACACCCGCAGGTCATCGTTGTCGATGTAGAACAGACCCTCATACGAGCCGGTCACACAAACATTGCCACGTCCCATAAATCAGCCCTCCGCGTCTCCGAGGAACGAGATGACATCTTCGAGGCCGGAGGATGCAGATTCGAGCATATCGACCGCATTTTCTGCAACCTCATACCGCTCAGTCCCCTGCAAGCTCTCAGGGATGTTCTCGAAGGCTTCCTGCTCCTCCTCGTAAAGCTCATCAATCTGGCCCTTCAGCTCATTCAGGGCATCTGCGATCTTGCTGATACGCTTGCGCCGCGAGTTATTCATTGTCACAGTCCTCCTCCACTTGTTCGTTGCAGGAATCATCAGACTCTCTGTACGAGAAATAGTAATCATCAGGCGGCTCCGTTACTCCGCCGAACCGGTCAAGCCAGCCGGAGCAATCATACATCGGATTCATCGCCGTTCTCCTTCAGGTAGCAGTGGTCAACGACCCAGCCGCCCTTGTTGCCGAAGTCCTTCATGTACCAGTCGAGTCGAACCATCTGGTCGGTGCCATCCAAGCAGGAACCGAACAGGCTGGTAGAGCAGCAGCTCGACCGGAAAGCCTTGTTGTCGCTGCTGACCTCATAGGTGCGGCTGCGCAGCGGGTAATGGCGGTCAGGCCAGTTGCTCTCAGCAAATACGATGCAGGCGCTCACCGGCTTTGCAAGCTGGGTCTTGTTGCGCTCAACGAACAGGTCCCGCAGTTCGGGATAGGTCATGTTCTGGTTATCCATAGCTGATACCTCCATCAGAGAACAAAGCAGATAACGAGCAGGGTGACGGCAAAGGCTACTGCGCCGATGGCAACGGCGTTCAGCACGTTGTTGAAACGTTCCCGGTCGGCATCCTTCTGGCGGCGGGCTGCGCGGCTCCTCTGCTGTGCGGGGCTGTTCAGCATCCGCAGGAAGCAGTTCGGGTCGTTCTCCCACTCACGAGCAGCGGTCATGTTCTTGTTTTCCATAGCTAAAACCTCCAAAATATCATGTATCTGCGGGTGGCTCCCGCGACGCCCAGCAGGGCGTTTCGGCCGGTGCCAGCGGCCATCATCAGGCGGGTTAAATGTCGGTTTTTTGTGCTCCGTCTTTGGTGTGTTGCCACACATCGACGGAATAACCAGTGCTGCGGAGCTGTTCGGCCAGTTTCCGTGCCCTGTCCGCGTTGTCGGCCCATGTGGTGAGCGGCCAGCCCCGCTTGCAGTAAACAATCTGGTAACGCATCGTTTACACCTCCTCACTTCATCAGGATGTCGTACAGGCGGGTCGGACTTCCTCGCAGTAGTAGAGGTCAACAAAACCGTTGCTGTACATCCACATCTGGCTCATCCAAGGCTGCTCGCAGTGAGCTACATCGGTGCTGTGCCAGCCATTGCCCCGGTTGGTGAGAACGTCGGTGTAGGTGGCTTCTCGTGCATCCACGCCCTTGACTTTGTGAGCTGCCCCGCTGCGCTTCATGATCTTGAGAAGATAGACCGTTTCTTTGTCCATGTACTGCTCGGCCTCGTTCATGGCATCCAGCAGATTCTCCGCCTTCAGCATCTTGTAATCAATGGTCAGCGGCTTGTAATTCGCTCTGTAGTCAATCGCTACGATGTACTCGTTCTTCATATTCTGTTCCTCCATAATCTTACCGTTTTGGTATGTTTTTCTGTATCTTCATTCTAACTTACCCACCACTGGTGTCAAACGAAAAATGAAGATTTATCGAAAAAATTTACGGAGTACATCTGGGAGTTTACCGGCGTTCAGTAGACCATGCCTTCCGGGTCGATGATGGCGCATTCCTTACCGTGAACGTAGTAGGCGTTGCCGCCATCATCCACCCAGACCCGGCAATAGCCAGACAGCCCAATTTCCGGGCCGCTGGCTATGCCGTCCCACTCTGGCTTGCGGGTCAGCTCGCCAACTACCGCAAAGCCGATGGCCGCTGCGTACCGGCGGGCAATGCCCTCAGTAGCAGGCATGAGCGGTGTTGATGATGCAGCGCACCATCTTCTCGATAGCCTTGTCGAGCGGGCAGTTCAGGAACGGCAGATCGTTGTCAACCACGATCTCGCTCTCAATGTAGCTGTCCCTCTCGTCCAGTGCGTGAATCCAGTAACCGTCGCCGGTGTCCTCCAGCTCGATCACGAAATACGGCTCAGGCTGGCCGCAGTATTCGAGGTAGCTCCAGAAGATGCGGGCTTTGGTCTTGCCAACAGACTTGACTGACCAGCGCCAGTTTTCGTCGTTCTGGTTGGCCTCGGAAACCAACTGGCTAATCAGTTCCTTGTGTTCACGCAGATCATACATAGTTCTAAACCTCTTGACTTTCTCCTGCCCTCCTGATAAGATGGAAACGAGATGGGGCAGGTCCCATCCCGTTCCGTCTGGCTAGGTTCCCACAGGGTCGCAAACTGTGTGGGGAACCTAGCCTTTACTGTTTCTTAGACTCGCCGGTTGCGGGGTCGAGGACTCCAGCAATGCACTTAATGCACTGCGTCGCTTCCTCGTCCGTGTGACCGTGAGCTTTCAGCCAGTCGATCAAGCGGCTGGCTTCCAAAGCGGTCATGCTGCACTCGCCTTTCATTTTGTTACACCTCCTGCTCGTGCTTCCAACTTACCAGCCGGATGCTGGTAATTGTAGATAACTTACCTTTTTGGTAATTTATCTTAGTATCATTATAACTTACCCAACTGGTAAGTCAATCTGTTTTTTAATTTTTTCAAAATATTTTTTATATCCACTGGCTATTTGATGCAAAGCCACTGGTAGCCTCTGGAAAACCTCTGAATTTGCATTTTGGTTACGGGTAAAAGTGTATTGGGAAACGTCTGGAACCCTCTGGGAAGGATTTGTCAAAAGTGCATAACAAAATTTGGTTATTTTGAGAATTGATTTTTCTGGCGACGTTGTTCCATCGGAATTTCCGTGCAAACAAAAAAATCCCCCTGCACCAGCCTTTTTACGGGTCATGGTACAGGGGGATTATCATTTTACGCTGACTTTGCGCTGACTCAGCCCAGATTCAGCGTATTCTGGGCAGCGGCCTGCTTGGCGGCGACGTGGTTGGCGTCGATCTGGGCCTCAATACGATTTTCGAGGTACTGGGTCGTATCGCCGAAGTTGCTCTTGATGTAGTCCTGCGCGTCACGGCTCATGCTCTTCAGAGCGGCGGACACGGCCCGCATCAGGGCTTTCTTCTGTTCCGCCTCATTGAACGTCCCGGCGGCTTTGAGGTCGTTGACGTAGGTCTGGTTCATCGCGGCCACGGCATCGGACACCGCACTGCCGATTTCGCGGACGAGGCGCTGCACCTTGATGTCGTTGGTCTTTGCCACGATGAACTCGATGAACACGGCAATGCCTTTCTGGATGCAGGCGGTCACGATGGGAACGCAGACCAGCAGGGCAACGTACAGCAGGCTTCTCGTAAACTCATTCATATTCGGTTACTCCTTTCATTTAGTGAACCTGATTCTTCAGGCTGTTCATCCGCTTATCACCTTCGATGGCGGCAGCGGTAAAGCTGTTGTTCTTCCACCACGCAGCGACGCTGGTGGCAATGGTCAGGCCGGTGGTCACGAACTGTTCCACCTCCGAACTTTCGATGGGCAGCAGGGGCTTCCCGGCTGCGCTCGAAACCTGATTTGCCAGAGCGAACGCCAGAGCGGCCGTGCGGGCCAGCGTAGCGATGGACACTTTGCTATTCGTCATAGAGCCTATCTCCTCTCACAGGTACTTATCAGCGCCAGACAGCGCCTTCCACGATGCAGGGCCGCAGATTCCGTCCGCGGTCAGGCCATGCGCCTCCTGCGCCCTCATCAGGGCGTTCTCGGTGGCCTCGCCGAACAGGCCATCAGCCTTCAGCTTCAGGAGCTTCTGAAGCATAATGGTGGCACTGCGGTTTGCAGGCCCGGTGCAGCCCCGTCGGATGGCGGGAAGCACGAACTTGTTGTAGGTCGTGCTGGGGTACTTTCCCGGCGTGGTGCAGAGCCACGTCGCTTTCGTGCCACGGGTGTCGGCGTGAACAAAAGCCCCACGGCTGTGCCAGTAGATGCCGATGCCGCCGAACCCCACGGCCTGAGCAAGGATGCCCAGTGCCACCGGGTTGATGCTGCGGTTCTCCGTCCTCCAGTCCGCCGCCATGCCATAGCGGTGCTTGGAGTTCTGGCTTCCGCCCACAGCCGCATTGTGCGTGATGCAGCGGTAGCCGGACGTGATCTTCAGCGGACGGTCTACCTTGTCCCGGATGAGCTGGAGCTTTTCGGCCAGCTCCGTGTCAACCGACTGCTGCCCGCAGCCGCAGGGACACTCGAACTCGGACTTGGTAAAGTTCTTGGCGAGTGCGGTCTTATCCCCGCGCTGGAACGTAATGATGCTCAACTTACACACCTCCTAAAAGCCGATTTGGGTGAACACATAGCCGAGAAAAGCACCGATGATGGCCGTTACTACATAGCCGACAGCCTTACGCCACAGCTCTCCATCGCGGCTCTCCAGAGTTTCCAGCCGTTTTCCCTGCTTTTCCTGCTCCCTGACCATGCTCTCCATACTCAAGGCCAGCTTCTCGACCGAAGTGGACAGTGCGCCCATTTTGCTTACGCTTTCCTCCAGCAAGGCGATTCGTCTGTCCTGACGGGCATTTTCCTCTTCGAGCCGACGCTTGAACTCCTCATGCTCGGCTCGCGTAATAGGCTGGTCCATCTGAACCTCCTCTCCTTCGTCATACAAAAAATGAGGGGAGCCGGTTTTCCCGACTCCCCTGCGCGATCACTCGACCTCGACTTCGAGGTCCTTCAGGATTTCCTCAACCTGCTTCCGAATCAGCGCCGGAACCTGATCGAGGGTCTTCTTGCCCTTCACAATGAGGGTTGCATAGATGACTGCCATGATGCCTTTCTCCTTTCTCAGTAATATTTTTAAGGCAAATTCCCGCAGGCGGCTCATGCGTTGCCGTCCGCCG